TACTTATTATTTATTGATATACTTTATTATATATAGCTAAAATTCAGTTAAAAAATTTGCTCAAAAATAGCCCAAACAATAGATATATGTAAAATATCAATAAATAAAAAAGGAGGAATATAAATTGATAGATAAACTTAATAGTTATGAAATTAGATTTCACGAAGAATATAAAGAAGCTATTATGTTAGTTTCTAATATATTCGCAGAAGCATTATTAGATTTAGCCAAACTTAGAAGAACTATAGTAAATGCTGTAGATGATAATCACTGCCATAAAGATGTTATAATGGATGAGTATAATAGTAGACTATCTCCAAATGTATTAAAGTTATTGATAGAAGATACACCTGAGGGATGTACTTCTGTATTAGATTTTGAAACTAGCCTAATAAGTGCCGCTAAGATAGGAGTGAATGTATATGGTAATCCTAAGTATGGAGAAATAGGACACGACTATAACGATATCGTTAGAGATATGCAAGAATCAGCTGTAATAGGAGAGAACGAAATCGGATACGATATAGATAGAAACCTTGCTGTATTCTTATACGATAGAAGTAAAATGATTTCTTCTGATAATGATTATAATGATGAATGCGTTGCTATGCTAGATGTGTCTGCAACATTTATAAGAATGCTTTCTATTAAAGATAAGTTTGGGGTAGCGTATGAAAATCTTGTGGAAGACATACGTAGATGTATACTTTCTAAAATTATAGCATATGGATACAATATGAGAACATTAATCCATTTATATATGAATAAGTTTAGATATGATAAAGACTTCTTCAACGATGCAAATGTCGCAACATTATTAGAACTTACTCTTGCTAAATGGGCGTATAGTGTTGCCAATAATCTTACATCGTTTAAAGAATACGGAGTAGACTTAAATACTCTTATGGATTATGCTAAAGCAGAAGCACAAGTAGACTTAGGTTCTAAGAAAGTAATGAACTTAGTAAACTTAGGAATGTCTAGACTTAGATCTAGAGATTATCTAATGAGACGTAGTATTGATAAATATTTAGATTATTTTAAAGAAGAGTATTCTAACAAATGCAGAGTAGTACAGTCAAATCCATATGCCATGAATATGCCTATGAAAGTATATCATAAGGTTAAACACGTTAAACATCATACAGCACCTGGAATAAACGAAGGAGTTCTTATAAGTGCATTTGAGTCTTTTTTCCCAAAGAAACCAGCAGCATTTACTATGGCTGGAATAGAAGCGTATGTTAAACCTACCGACCCTAAGTTTGCTGAGTTTAGAAGAAAAGAAAGACAAAGTATCTTAGCAAAGCTTACTTCTATAGAAAGAAGAAGATATACTGACTTAGAGAATGATTATATTATGCTTAAGGCAGAAGTAGCAAATGCTCATAGCCAAGATACACAACACGTATTACTAAAAAGATGTGCTATGCTCAGAGACGTTATAGAACTTGAACTTGATAGAACTAATAACGAATATTTGGCAACTATACTTCTAGCTCTTTCTTCTGATATATTTGCTATGCAAAATGCATTATCAGATAGAAATATATTTAAAGAAAGAAATACTAGATTATACGGACAGTTAAAAACTACAAATAAGTGGGATTATTAATATGGGGATTTTATATCCCCATTCTCATTTAAAATTGGAGGTAGTATGAGAAATAACTTAATGCAAACATTACCTACAGAACAAGCTGTCGCCTTTATGAGACATATGCATTCTGTAGGAATTGACCAAGACCAAGTTATACTTATAGATAAATATGACTACAGAGGATATATGGAATATCAACAGTCTGTTATAATAGAAGCAAAGAAGAATCATGAGTATGAAGAGGATATGAATGAATTATTACGTATAACAGAAGATGAATATACTTTATATAAAGAAATGTTTGAAGAAGTTTTTAATGCCTTTGTAAACGAAGGAGGACTTTCAGATGATAATGAATTTAAATTTCCGTATAAAGAAATATTTAATGGAAACTTTAATAGACTGGATAAAACAAAACTTACTGAAGAGCAAAAAATAAAGTTTAATGTACAGGGATTATTAGACGAATGTTATGATATATATTATGACCCTGAACATAAGATAACTATTCCTTTATATTATGATTATAGTACGACTAATGAAAGCTTTGTGGCTTTTGCTCTATCTTTAGAAAAACTTAAAGAACGTACAGGAATAAATCTTAATCATAATCTTCCTTTGATACTATTTAATAGAAATCTTATGGGACAAGATATGCATAGCCCTAGCTTAGCTCCAGAACTACAAATAGCAGCCGCTGTAGAAATGAGACAGAATATGATTTTCTATATGCGTGAATGTGCTAGAATGGTAGATGGTAAAGGGAATAAAATGCAGTATCAAATGACCATAGGAACTTGGACTATATTATGGCTTTATTGCCAATGCTTTAATACATTCAGATGTGCTCCTCGGCAAGTAGGGAAAACTACAGATATAAACTGTGTTAGTGGAGGAGAATTTGCAGCTGGTAGCGAAAATACTAAAATACTAGTGGCTCACTTTAAGGCAGAAGATGCTGGTAAGAACAGAAAGATGATGATAGACTTTGCAAATCTTATGCCTGCTTTCTTAAAGTTTCATAATGTAGTAAAAAAAATACAGAAGAATAAAGAGATGTGGGAAGTAGGACCAGATATGACTCCGTCTCCTAAATCTAAATATATAAATAATGTGTTCAGAAGTAATCAAATTATGATTGCATCAGCAGGTACAACAGAAACTACTGCAGAACGTGTTGGACGGGGAGAAACTTTTGAATTTGGTATAAATGACGAAATTACTTTCGTACCACACGCTATTACAATGACTACTGCGATGCAACTTGCAAACTCTACTGCAAGAATGCGTGCTGAGAAAGCTAATAAAAGATACGGATTACACTATATGTCTACTGCTGGTAAACTTAATACTAAACACGGACGTGAAATGTATGACTTTATATTTAATAAAATGTGTAGATTCGATATTAAGCTATTTGAATATTCATATGAAGATTTATGTGCATATTTAAAAACAAATGGTAAAAAGAACTTCTTTAATGTTCAATATGGATATAAAGAAATGGGATTTGGTGAAGATTGGCTTGACCAACGTATAGCTCAAACTGAAAACAGAGAAGCCTTCATGACGGAAATTTTGATGGACTGGCTTGACGTTGATAGTTCTGCTTTACTTAATCAAAAGCAAATTGGACGTATTTCTACCTTAACTAAATCACAAGCTATGGATACGTTTATATTTGATAAGTTCTTTTCTATAACATTCTTTCCACAATTTGCTAATGAAGACTTCTATACATTTATAAATAGATATCAAACTATAGCTATCGGAGTAGACTTAGCACATGGAACTGGAAACGACAGTACTGTATTCTTTGCTATAGATATGGAAAGTGGAGAAAAGCTTTTTATGTTTAAATCAAATACTCTTACGACTTCTGAAACTACAATGTTTATTAAGAAGTTTATTCCATTCTTAAAAGAATCTAATCCTGATTTAAATATAATACTTGCTATAGAATTAGAAGGTCCTGGACAATCTGTAATTCCAGATTTAGCAAAAGACCCGTTTATAGAACCTCTTTTATTTGGAACTAAGAAACTATTCTCTTCTCACGCTGCAGATGTATTAGTAAAGAGTACTACCAAGAAACTTGACTATGCATCATATTTATCGTACGGTATTAAAGAAAGAGAAGTAAGAGAATATTTATATGAAAAACTTTTATTTGAACTTGTAGATAAATATCCGTATGCATTTTCACATCCAGAAGCTCTTAATCAACTTTCTACATTATACAGAAAGAATACTGGAAGAATAGACCATAAGCCAGGAGCTCATGATGATATACTCATCGCGACTCTTATAGCATACAGTCTTATATTCAATACTGATTTCAGAAAGCAAGTAGGAGAGCAATTCAAATTCTATGTAGATATGAGTAAAATTAAAATGGTATCTGTAATGCAAAGTATGAATATGTTTACAAATGAGTATGCTAACTATACTAAAGATGAGGGAGAAGTATCTTACGTATTAGTTCCTACTACGATAAATGGAAAACAGTATACGAATGTAGAAATATATAAAGTTAAGAATGGACGTAAAGTTAAGTTATCTGGAGAAGAATATCACTATGAACTTAACTACGGAGCTCTTAAAGACGTTCCTCAAATACACGAAAGAGAAATGCCTACGTATTTTGACTTTGTACAAGAAGAGCAACACAGAGCTAACAAAGGAACTAGAGATGTGTATGGAGTTAAAAAAAATAAGAATAAATGGTTTGATATGAAAGCTAAAATGTTTTAACTTTTAGCTACAATCATAAATGTAAATCTAGTAAAAGTCATATAGATTTTATAAATAGTTATAGTAATTCCTTTTATTTACTAGATTCGTTAATTTATTGGCTAGATAAAATTATACAGCTGTAGACTGCATCATTTTATCTAATGTTTTAAACACTTCTTTATCAGAACTTTTAAGTTCTAATAAGTAATCTATATCAAGATCAATATAATCTTTAGATACAGCTTGAACGTGTTTAATGTACTTTCTGATTTCTCCGATGACTCTGGAGTCAGAACTAATGACCTTATTGAATTCTCTTAATAGATTAATCCAATATTTTAACATTAAATCTTTAACGTCAGTGGACATAATTATCACCTCGAATCGAATTATGATATTTATAACCAGAAATCTATATGACTGAGTGATAATATATAGTTATAGTAATATTTAATTTTTTAGTACAACATAAATGTGAGAATATATTATGATTTAAGATATCTAATAAATGATAAAATGTGCAATAATTATCACAAATACGATTATTTATGATAATATGTGTTTAGGATACACACGGGTGTCTAATAGGTTTATTATAAACTCATATGCATCATTATCTGATACTTTTAAATCATTTAAATACGCAATATTTAAATGAGGATTAAATATATCAGAAGAATCAATTTTATTATTGATATAATCTTGTGCTATCAATAATTCCCTTGACGGTGGGATATTATTAGCAGTATTATACCTAACGATGTTATTAAATCCATTGATAAGATTCAATAAACGTTCAGTATTATCTATCATAGGTATCACCTCATTTCTAGATATAGATTATAAATATAATATATTCTCACACTAATAATATATAATTATCGCTGGAGTAAATCTGGCGATATGCATTTATTTACGCCATTTACAAAAAAAAAATAAAGAGCTCCGAAGAGCTCAATATTTTATTTAGATGGTGACATAGCCAAAGTTTTTATGGCTACCCCCACCCAATAATAAACGTATCTAGGGTCGTCACCCATCAAACCGTTTAAAAGTGTCATAGTTTCCTTTTCATCTTTATCTATGTTTTCATACATAGAATCTTTCATTGTCATATGAAATTCTAGTCCAAGACCTTTTATTAGTTCACTATCCATATTCAATCTTTCCATAGTCTTTCCTAGTACAGTCATTAACTCATATTTTTTCATTCTCTTTCCTCCTAAGTTTTATTTTAATATGATGTTCTATATATCATAGATATATAGTTATTTTTTTTATAAAAAAATCCACTATACCCCCATCCAAACAACTTGATATGTAACAAATAATAATAGAAAAGGAGGTTAGTTATGTATAATTTAGCAGAATATACTTTAGTAAAACGTTCCGCTTATATAGTTGAAAAAGCATTAGAGAGAGCAATGACATACAGATCTTTTAATCAAGGTTATATGCAAAGCTTAACTTACAGCACGTTTCCGATAAAAGAGAATTTCTACGAAATACAAAAGATATTTGAATTTCTAATTCAGGCTATATACCCAGGAGTTTCTATTAAAAGATTTGTATCAATTAATACAAACATAAGCGTAAAAGCTATTCCAATTACATTGATAGAAATATTTGAACCATTTCATACATACGTACCAGTAACATTTACACAAAACGCAGTGTTAGCTATTTCTAGTTTTGGAAATAGTGTTACAGAAGAATTCAATAAAAATAAATATTTTGGTGAAATAATACCAATGACGATTTTAGAAAATATGACTAAAAATGATATTATAACTGTTTTAGATAAAAGAGTTACAGTAGAAGACCAAACATTTACAGTACAAGAAATAATAGTTATGCTTATTGAACAGTTTGCGATTGGTACGAATGATACTGATAAAGTATTAATAGATAACTTCGATATAAAATCAGCATTAGATATTCAAGAAATAAGTGTAGAGAGTGCTATATTTAAACACGTTTCTGAAAGATTTGGTGTAGAGTCTATACTAGAACTTGACAGAGCTCACGAAGAAGACGTTATAAGTCCTACTGACTTTTTGCCGATGCAAATAGAAGTAGATGGACATAGTAACTTCGTGTATCTCAATTCTGTAAAAGGAAGACTTATGGTATCTAGGTCAGAAGGCGTAGTGGATAATAGTATTATTACTGTCAAAGTTCCTGAGAGTGCTACGAATACTATATTAATGGAATTAGATTCTTGCTGTTATTTTGATTACGACGCACAACTTGTAATTGAAAAAATGGATGGAACGATTATAAGAGAAGAGTTATTTAACTGGGTTTCATTGAACGAAGATGTTGACTATGCATTGCGTTCTATTGGAACAGAAGGTTTCGTTGGAAGTATGAAAGATGCTTATACTGCGATAAAGATATTCGGTATAAGAAAAGGTTCTATATTATATCATGTGTTTATGAATATCACAAAACTTCCGCGTAAGATAATTGGATATTTATGGCAAGCGATTAAGCATGCTCTTAAATCTAGAAATCAATTAGAAAAAGAACAGATGTTAGATTTCCAAGAAAAACTTCTTAATGATGAATTCGATATAGTTTTAGAAAAGATTAAGATGCTTGGAGAAAACTCTGTTAGATCATGGATATGGACTGTATTATTAGGACCGATATACTTCTTGCCATTTATGTATATACTTAAACGTAATGCAAATAGGCAAATAAAACTTAGAGCTATAGAAAGACTTGAATTTAAAATAGACGGACTTCTTGAAAGACATGACCAAAAATTGGAATATGCTAAAAATGAGGGAGACCCGGAAACTGTTGACAGACTATTAGCTGAAAAGCATAATATGGAATTTGCAAGACTTAAGCTCATAGAATTTAAAAGAGATTTAGTTCAAAAAGACAGAATCAGATACATGACATTTAATAAAGACCTATCAATGAACGGACGTCAACGTATAGACGCTCTTATGCAAAGTGGTTCTTATTTCAACATAGGACATAGCGGAGGAAAAGGATACACAGTTGAAACTAGATTTGGAGGCTCAGATTTCTAAGGAGGAGGTTAAGATGTCTTATGACAACATATATAAAAAACTTATGGCTGGCTATAATTGCGATGATCGGACTATGGATAATCAAAATACAATCTCGGAAGTTAGTTTACAGACTTATCAAATTGGAAAAGAAAGTTCAAGCTCATATGAAAGACTTGGAGAAACAAAATACAAACCATCAAGCATAGATTACAGTTTAGAAGCTGTAGAACTTATGTATCCTAAATGGACTATTGCTTTAGAAGAAGATAATCCATTTGACGGATTTGGAGAAGATAGCGGAGGAGATGATGATTCCTCTGACGATAGTTCTGACGATAGTTCTGGAGGAGATGACTGGGGAGATTGGAGTTCTGACGACTCTAGTGGCGGAGACGATAATCCTTTTGGAGGAGATGATTCAGGAGGAGATAGTGGAGGCAATCCATTTGATGATGGAGGAGACGACAGTGGCGGAGATTTCTTTGGCTCTTCAGATGACAGTTCAGACGACTTCTTCGGAGGTGGCGATGATGATAACGAAAAGAAACAAAAAAAGAAAGTGATAAAACTAAATAGAAAGAAGACTATTGAAGATGAACATGATATGAATAAGCAAGTTAGAGCAGTCTTTCCTAAAAGATTTCTAGAACTTCAAGATATAATAAAAGCAAATATTTCTATGTGTGAAAGAGTAGTAATACAAGATTCAGAACACATTGAACTATTTGACCAAGTAATACAAGAATATAATAGACTGGGTGATATTGTGGATGAATATCTGAATGTAATTATAGATAAACCGCATGATGACATATTCGCTACATATTTTTCTATATATGCAAACTTATCTAAGCTAAAAGATATCTATAATGAGCTAGTAGGAAATGTAGAAAAATCCAGCAAGTAACAACATTAGTGTCAAATTATAACGATGAAGATGATGAAGGAGGTGATATATAAATATGAATGAAAGAATATATATGGATGATTTCCACTACGAGTCATATGCTAATATCAAGGAGGCGTTAGAAAGCTGGCAAGAATATACCACGAATTCAAGCATAGAAGTTTCTTACGAACTTGACTCTCAAGTTGATTTCGACGGTCTATCATCTATAATAATGTTTGACGAAGAAAGATTACAAGAAATAATAGGAACAGAAGGACTAAAGGACAAAGTTAAAAATATGGCGTCTAGAGTTAAGTCTAATTTGGGATTATGGATAAAGAAATTTATAAACTTCTTTTTCGGATGGATTATCAGATTCTTCAAAGGAATAGTAAATATCCGTAAGTCATTGAAATCTGGATTTGACAAAGCGAAAGCTTATATAAAGAAAATGGACGAAATGAGTTCAAAACTAGGAAAAGAATTCAAAGATAAAGAAGGAGAAAATAAGGTAGTAAAATGTACAGATGCTGCTGCTGGATTAATTCAAGCTCTTGGAGTAGTATTAGTAACTACATGGTCATTAGATAAACTAACTGAAATGTTTAAAAATCTAGTTGAAACAAATGAAGTAGTTAAAGAAGAGAGACAAGACGCAGATAATCCAAAGGACGAAAAAAAGGTCGTTCAAGCTGGTGCTGAATTACTTATAAAACAACTTATGGCTGCTATAATCGCTATGGGAGGTTTGATAGCTTCGATAAATCCTTTGAATAGCGAATTTTATACAAAAATTCAAGCTAAATCTTACAATATAGATAGCTATTTAGAAGATTTGAAAAAAGAGGGTGAACTACAAAAAATAGTTAAGGAAACTATTAAGACAAACGGTCAGGTATTGACTACTGTCATAGCATTTATTAAGAAACTATTCGGAGTATCGAATGATGCAGATGAAGCAGCTGCTAATGCTATAAAAGATGTTCAAGAATATAAAGAAGCTGTATCTACACTAAAGAAAGTTCTTGGAGATTCTGCAGAAAGAGTTACTGTAAACGAACCTGAAGAAAAGCCTTATAATAAAGCGTTTATGCAAGTTAAACATGCATTAACTGCATTTGTCACATTGGCTCAAAATAATAAAAAACTTTGGAACTTTGAACTAGTTGCACAAAAATTAGAAAAAGTTAAACGTAAACTTATCTCTAAATTATCTAAAGATTATACTGATTATGGAAATGATGAAGGAGAAGCTATGTTTAACGAAGTAGTAGCTACAGGTCAACTTATGGCTGCTATTGCTAATAACACACAAAAATGTATGCAAAGTGTAAACTCACTACTAGATGCTGTTATAACAGATGCTGCTAGATTAGGAGCAGGTATGACAAGCGTCAGTGATAAAAACTAATAAATAAATAGATATAAGGAGGAAATTAATGTTAACATTAGAACAATTACTAGGAATTGGTAATGAATCAGCTGGTGCTTTTAATGCAGAAGACGCACCTAAATCATTACTAGATGAAATGATGGAAGAAATTGGTATAGAGTCTGAAATAGATGCTGCGTTCTATGAAGCAGAAGCTTCTGCTATAACTGCTGCTACATCAGTTGCTGAAAACGTATATGTGGCTATGGCTGAAAAAGAATGCGGTGTTGAAGGGGCTGCTCCATTAGACGTATACAAAAGTTTCGGATTAGAAGGAGCTTTAGTAGACATGGTGGGTATGGAAGCTATATCAGACGTAGTAAAAAGAAGAGCATACTCTGGTCTTGCTCAATTAAAAAGCTTAATCAATACTTGTATTGCTTGGTTAAAAAGAATATTCGGATTAACTACTAATACAAAGAAAATCTTCAGATCGCTTGGAGAAAAAGCTAAGAAAATCAGAAAAGACGTTCAAAAAGCAAGAGCTAATGCATCTAAGAGAATTTATGCTAAAGGTGACTCTGATTCAGAAATGGAAAAAGAATTAGTAAGATACTTTACTGGAGAAGGAAATAACCAAAATGTTCCTGCTAACATAGCTACATCTACTAACCTTGGAGACATTACAACATTCTTAAGAGCTAATAACCAAAGAGTTATAGGTCTTGACTTTATTGTTGCGTTTTATAATGCGTCATATTTGACTATTAACTTATATAGCGAAAATATAGCTACAACTCTTGGAACTACTTCTAATCCTGATGTTGGAGGAACTGTAACTATGGGTAACTTAGACGGTTTAAATAGAACGGTTAGAAGAGACACTAATACTAACACTAACTATAGAAGATTAGGGGGAGCTACAGCTCAAGTAAACGGACATCTTATAAATCCAGAACATAAAGATGATATAGCTGAAGAAATAAAGAACTGGAAAGATAATGTTAGAAGCGTTAGAAATATGGACTTATTCAATTATATATCTGCTGGACTAGACTTCCTATACCTTCAAAGAACTGGTAGAAGAGATATCGCTAAAGAAGTAGATAGAGGTATTAAGAGACTTGAAACTGTAAGAAGAGATATGGAAAATGATTTCAGAGGAGATAGAACTAATGACACTAATAGAGAAAACAGAAGAGAACATATGATGGTTATCAATGAAATTTTATCTGATTTCATATATTATCTAAATAGTACAGCTATGTATATGAATATGTTTATTAAACATTACGTAAGAATAGCTGACGAATTATTTACAGATGCTAAATGGTTAATAGCTAAAGCATTATAATTAACATAAAGGAGGAAGAAATTAATGAATAATTTAATTAAAGTAATAAACGAAACTCTAGGATTAGAGTCAGGAATGGAAAATGATTTCGGTCCTGAATTATATGCTGGTTCTGAAGTTGCTGAAGAATTATTAGCATTAGATGACATAGACCATATGGTTGAAGGGTTAGAATCAACTTCTACAAGCATCCTTGGATTTGCTTTAGTAAACCAAGAAGCTGCTTTAGAAAGTGCAGGATTATCAATGAATGAATACGATAGATACTCTGATTCATTAGGAACAGAAGCTATCGTAAATATGGTTAAAAGAGGAGGATACAACGTTATCATAGCTGTTAAGAAATTACTTTCTAAAGTATGGAAATTCTTAACTTCGATAGTAGACTTCTTCTTAATAACAGATGGAAGATGGAAATCTTACTCTAAACTTGCTAAAAAGTATAGAGGAAAAATAAATAAACTAGCTATTCATGCTGGAGAAGATGAAAGAGATAAAGAATACTCTATCAGAAATATAGCTGGAGCTGCTACATTCGTAGAAACTTTCATAGAAGCTATTAGAGGATATAGACCTAATAACTATGGTGGTCCTAATGGAAATGCAACATCAGAACCTCAACAATTAGCTACATTCGTAATAAATGAATCTATCAGACTTCAAGGATGCGTATACGGAAGTATTGCAGGAAGAGTTGCAAACTCTGGTGTTGATACAAGAGCTGCTGCAGATATAGTTAACGCTTTATTAAGTGGAACTTCTAACGGAAATGATGGTATGAAAGACAGAATGGATCAATTTAAAGATGCATTGAAAGATACTGTTGAAACTTTAAGAGAAGAAACAGATCACTCTGTTGAAGAAACTAAGAGAATAATTCAGAGAGCTCTTGTATCTATTGAAGGAGCTACTAGAAGAGATATCAAATGGTTTAGACAATGGAAAAAAATGGATAAGATGGTAGATAGAGCTATAGAAAAACTAGGAAATGAAAGACTAGATGACGGAACTAACGGAGCTAGTAATGAACCTAGAACTCCAGCTGATACAAGAAATAACTTATTATCTGGATTAGGAATTCTATCTCAAAACTTACTTGAATTCAAGAAAGTAGTTAATATGACTATGAAAGAAGTGGGTTCTGCTATCCAAATGATTCTTGCTGATGCTGCTAAAGTTATATCTGGTGAAACTCATATCGGAGACGCTGTAAGAAAATAATGAATTAAAATAAAAGAGGAGAACTCAAAACTCCTCTTTTATATTATATATAAGGAGGAAATATAAATGCAAAATAAATATACTTATATTCCAGAAGTCCTTGCTAATGAGGTTGTAGGATTAGAAAACTTCTCTTCATTTATGACTGCAAATCCTAACGATCATACAAACATAATGAAGAAAGCATTTGGACAATACGGAAGTGATACTACTATTAAAATAGCTTCAATTTTAAGAAAGTACATTCCATCTGTAAATAAATCAGAATGGACTGACAAGGAATTAAAATTGAAAATGATGAGAACAGATATATCTAAAGGATTAGAAGCTGCTGCAAAAGAATTTGCTTCTAATGCAGATAAATTTGGAGCTCTTCCTACTGAAGTACAAGCTGCTTTAAGACACTTAAAAAATGAAAAAACAAATGCAGATAACAATGCATTCAAAAAAGGATTAACAGGAGCATCTGCTATTGGAGCTAAATGGAAAAAAGAACAAGCTGAAGCTGCTTTAGAAAGTGCTTTATTTACTGTATTCGCAGGAGTAAAAGAATCTCAAGTTGGTCCATTAGCACCAGGTATGGAAACATATTCATATCAATCAGCTATAGTTTATCCTAAACTTGAAACTCAAGTACAATGGATAGCTGCTTGTGCTACAATGTACACAAAAGTAATCAAAATAAAACAACTTTATAATAAATTTACTTCAATTCCTGTACACACTTTAGTACCTATATATCAAATTATAGACCCTGAAACTCATACTATAGTTAAAGAGTTTAAAAGAGAAGATGTATTATCATTCATCGACCCTAAATCTCAAGACCAAACAGGTTCTAAATTAGAAGGAATTTCTAAATTATTCAAAACTATGACTAAAAAGGTAAGTATAAAGAAAGCAAACTTCAGACAACTTATCAAATTAAGAAGTGATTTATTATTCGTTGAAAATAACGGAGTAATGGAAACTCAAGCTACAATAGCTGCTGGTCAAAAATCAGCTATCAATGCAGATGAATTAGTAAGATCAGATTTCTATGTAGAAAAACTAGAAATAAATGGTCAAAAATTTGGTCCTATTTATGATATAAATGCTGGAAGAATGCTTACTGAAACTAATAATGAACAAGATTATAAAGGTAAAGTATTATTAATAACTCCAGACCAAAGCAGACCTACAGATACTTACTATCTATACATCCAATTCAATGGACAAGACCAAAGTATCGTTGTAGACTGTAATAAAGCTCACGGTTCAACTGCAGCTAACGATGTAGATGCTATTGATATCGAATTCAAAATATTAGACCCATTCAACTTATGGAAATCTAGACCAGAATATGCTCTAAAAGAAGAAAGAGGATATATCAACGCTGGTCCAGAAATCAAAGACTGGGTTCCTATATTACAAGACCAACTTGAAGTGCTTGATGAAAGACTTGGAGGTTCTTACTTCGCAAGAATTATGAACATGGCTACAGAATTCATCGGACACAGAAAAGAAGGATTCTTCTTTAATGGATACTTCGATATGAAGAAAAAAGTTATAGAAGACTTTACTCAAGCAGATGAATTAGAAAGAAAGAAAACATTATATGCTGCTCAAACAGTAGACTTACAAATAGCAACATCTGTAAGAAAATTGGAAACTATTAATGTACAATTAGGACCAGCTTTCCAAGCTATCGCTAATAAGTTCAGAATAGCTTCTCAATCTCAAAAAGAAGCACAATTAACAATGTTTACTTCTTCTTACCACTTAGGTGTATTTGCTGGTAAGATGACTGCTGTAGTAGGAGAAGTTTCTGAAACTGCAGATAACACATTCTTAGGAGTAAACCAAGAAGCATCTGTAAATGTTTTAACTATCGGAGACGATATTAAATCACCTATATCTGCTATCATCGTTGGTACAGATAAATCTGGTTTAGAAGCTAAAACTACAGATAGCTCTGGTAACCCATTGGCTCCAGACCAAATTAAGTATACTTATAATATTATACCTTCATTTGCTGAACCAAATATCCAAACTTGCTTAGCTTCTGAAACACCTATCAGAATAACTAACGACCCAGCTCAACGTAATCCTATGCATCCTAACGTTCCAAGCTTATGCATGGACTGCACATTCAATTTCAACACATTGAGAGGAGCAGCAGGAGATTTAGCTGTTTATGGATATAATACTCAATTAATACCATAAGATATATAAAAAGATTTGGAGAACTTCGTAATGAGGTTCTCCACTCTTTTTTTATTTGATTTTACAAAGGAGGAAATAATGCAATATACTGAAAGAATGTTAATCGAAGATAGAATAGCTCCTCTAAATCAAGTTATAACTTCTATTAAAGTAGATAAATTATCTGATACTATAGGAGTAGAATCAGATTCTTGGGATGGTGGAAATCACAATACCGCTACAGAATATATGATAAAAGGATTAACTCCAGAGCTAGTAAGAAGTATTAGAAATGGAGAATCTTATATTGTATTTGAAATAGAAGCTATAGACCACAGCAAACCTACAAGTAATAATAAATTATATCCAGCTGATGTTTTCTTAAACGGAATGAAGAATTATGGATTTCAAAATCAGTTGAGAAAGGGGGGAGTTTGTGGAGAGAATGAACACCCCACTATTGAATTGGATAACAAAGACCCAGAGGGAGCATTCCAAAGAACTATGCAAAGATTACATAGTGCACCTGGTAAAAATATTACTCATAGAGTTATTGGATATAGACAAGCTAATAATAAAACATACTTTACAATAAAAACTTCTATTACAAATCCACATATAGCATTAGAAATGCTTAATGGAGTTGCACCAGGATTTTCTATACGTACTGTAGGACAATTCGATAATACGCAAAATCCTATTCTTGCAAAAGAAATAGAAGTTATAGGTATAGATTACGTACAAAATCCAGCTAACTGGAATAGTGTATTAACTGGAGGAAAAGTTCAAATATACGACACTGTTAATATGAAAGTAGTAAACTTAGAACTTGTACAACGTACTGCTGGTATGTTTGGAACTGAAAGTAATTCTTTAATTAATAAGTATATAGGAAATGAATCTATTGTTATGATAGACCCAACTACTTCTGCTATATTAATAAAGAACCCAGTTAAGAAAACAGCTTCATTTGAAGATGCAATGAAGATGACTAAATTAAGTATACTTAATGACTTCTAATAAGGAGGAATTATGAATATAAATGTACTTATAGATAAGCTAAAAAAAGATATAGGACTGAATGGAATACTTGGAGCTGCTTATAATGATAACATTATAAGAGACAGTATTATTAATAATAGTCTTAAAACCTTTAACAGAGTATCTGGATTTCATATAGTAATGAATATAGATAGTATAGTTACGGCATGGAGTAAAGAAATTATAGGAGGAATATACTCTTATAATGATGTTGCTTATAGAATACCAGACTCGATTATGGATAGATTTAGAGAGCTTGATGTACAAATAAAAAGAGCTTTCTTAAACGAAACACGTAGATATGGATTAGTAAACGGATGGAGTACAAGTATAAAGAATGACTTACCATCGTGGACTGCTAAATCTATAGCTAAGCAAAACATAGAAAAACCTAGTATTGCTTTTAGACCTCCCGCTTCTTTAGTAATGAAGAATATGGGGCAATATAATACTCCGATGTATGGAGGATATTATAAAGTAGTAATAGAATGCACTCATCCTAAAAACTTGAGTACTATTACTATAGGTTTAGAAAACTGGTTTGAAGAACTATGTAGATACGACTTGATGATAAATCTTTATAATAATGATTTAAGAAATCTTAAGATAGAGATAGGAACTGGAAACGTAGACTTAAGTTTAGACAACTTCCAGAATGCAGAATCTGATAGAAAACAATTATTGGAAACTATTAGACAAAAAGCAGCTACTGACCAAGTTGTGTTAACTTACGCATAATTTTATAACAACTGATAATGTGAATTTTTATTAGTTTTATCTTTCACGTTATCACTCGGGGGATTTAATTCCCCCTATCCATTTATTTACGCCAAACAAAAAAAAAATGCTAGGAGATTACTCCCCTAGCATCGCGTCAAGACGATCCCAAGCGGGACCGTCCTTTAACATGTTATCTAAGTGGTCCCAAACGGAACCACTTTCTTGTATTGTAGTAGCATAATCTTTAACTATGCTACCATCCTTATCAATTATAGCTGTAGGGTTTATCCCTACTGTAGTTTTAGTTTCTAGTAATTTTATCATATTTATCATCTCCTAATATTTTTATTTGTATACTTTATTATATATAGCTAAAAATTACCTATCTTTATTGCCGTAAATAAATGAAAAGGGAGCATCTCTACTCCCAATCATCTACTTGATACATCATCTAATACTGATGCTTTGTTTTTACTTAAGTTCACTATTTCTTCATGTTTTATTAATGCACTACTATCATCTACATATTCAAATCTAACTATAGGTCTTATAATACCTTTATTAATAGTATTATTTATTCTGGCAGTTAATATAGCTACTCTTTTAATAACCTTTCCCTCTGCATGTTTGATATGGTATATTCTAAATGTGCTATCAGTAAACAACTGAGTTACACTTAAGCTTTTATTTACAACACTGCGATACATTAACACTTCATCATAAAATATATCCAATATATCAAGACAGTCGTCCAGATTTAATTTAGGATATTTCTTATACGAATCTACTATATTATTCCAAATGTTAATTATCTTTCTATCGCTGACAATTCCATCCCAACTATATATTACGACAGAGTTATCATCATCTACAGATTTCTTAAGCTTATACAATTTAAACACATCAATCACCTTTCTTATCTTCGTCAAGTTTATTTAAGTTTTCTGCTATTATTTTTCCAAGTTCTTGTAAATCTTCTACACTTGTAGTCTTAGGGTCGTAATGACTTACTTCATCCCCAAGTTTCTTTAGTGTAGATACTATACTAGAAATTTTAGATATATTATGTATATGAATATCCCCTACAGTTATATTAACGATGCTTTGTACAGTAGCATCCAATCCTTTTTCAAATTCAGTATGTGGGTGTTCTACTTTTATTTTTATGTCTGCTTCCTCTTGGGTTTTAGACATATTAGGGTTTTCTTCCGAAGATTTATTAACTTCGCAATTTTCTTGGACAGTATCTTGTACACTTGTTTCTTCAAATTTAGTTGTAGTTCTAGCTGATTCAAATGTTTCTTTTACTATCTCTGTAGCTGTATTAATAGCTTCTTTATTAGTCTCTATTTCTTTTTGTAACTTCTCTAGAAAGTTTAAAGCTTTATCTGGAATTAATGATTTAAGAGCTTCCTTATGCTTTGTAATCTTTTCTAAAAGACTCATAGATACTATATATAATGCGTCAACACCCCAAGTAAAACACGCATAAAACATGTGTGCAGAAAGTGTTATAGTGATTTTCACTGATTGTAAAAACGACTCTTTTTCTCGTGACATTTTTAAACACCCCTTATAAAATAAATATTTCGACACTATATTGTTTTTTTCCTTAAAGTATAATTGTTCACCAGATAATTATATATATTATACCGTATTTAACGAACTTTGTAAAGGAGATTTTAATATGAAAAGAATTTTGATTACAGCAGATTTACATTTTGAAAGAATAGAAAAGGAATTAATTCCGTGTCTCTTATCTTATATAGAGGATACGATTAAAACATATAGACCAAATATATTCTGTATAGCTGGAGATACTACTGATGATGCTAACCTAAGAGCAGAAACAGAGGAGTTTATTAATCTAGTTAGCTTTATAGAAAACATATCAAAAATATGTAGAGAATATAATACGTGTTTTATAGTATTAAGAGGAACTCCAAGTCACGATGGAAGAATTATGGAGAACATACATAAGATGCTTGACACGTTTATATATGTGGATAAAATGACAAATATGGAAATACAAGGAATTTCTTTATTATTAGTACCAGAATTATATTATCCAAAGTATGAATTATTCTTAGAAGATTTAAATAAACACACAAAATCAGACGTGGTTATATTCCATGGTATGATGGACTTTGCTATCCCAGCTTTAAATCAAGTGGATAGTAAATTTAATATGGGACGTTCTATAGTCGTAAGTGAATATGACTTTATAAATAAAGCAAAATATCTTGTAGTAGGAGGTCATGTTCATAGTAGTATATCTAATAAGAATGTTTATTATACTAATAGAATAATAAACGAAAGAGGACACGACCATAATAAAGACTACGGACTTAAACTTATAGATTTGCATAATAATGATTACGAATATAGAACTATAGAAAATCCTTATTTAATAAAACACGAATACATAAATTTAGATTTTACGAAAAATACATTAGACGTTCTTATAGCAAATAGCATTAGACCTAGCTACGATAATGTTATATTTAATGTAATACTTAATAATGAAGACCAGACGAAGAACAAATACAACACTTGGAAGCAAAGTATTAATGCTAAATATATAAAGAAAACTAATGTGAAAGTTGAAAAAGAATACGTAATTAATAAAACAGTATTACAAACTCAAGACGCAGTACATTTATTAAAAGATATTTACACAAAAACTTACAATAAAAATATCCCTGAGGATATATTAAAACGAATTTTAGAAGGAGATAACGAATGAGAAAAGAACTTATAGTGGCTGTATTAAACTGTATCTTACAAGATGTTAAAGACAGAGCTTTCGTATCAGCTGCAAATAGATGTATTAATAGTATGAACCAAGAATATAAAACAGATAAAGATATACAACTTTTACTTCATGTTTTATCTAAAGTATTAGATGAAAACATTATAGATAAAAATGAAGTTATGTATGAAATAAGTCAAACAGAATTTTCAGATGAAGTAAAGGTAAATATAAATGACGATAGCTTCTACACTGCATCATTTAGAAAAGATTTATTAGACACTATCAATGCTATTAGTGTGAGAAGTAAAGTAGAGAATACTGTTACGACATTACAAGATAGTCTTAATACCATAGAATACGCAAGTAATAGTAAAAAGACAGTAGACGCTATGCGTACATTTATGCAAGCATCTGATGAATTATATAAGCAAGTAAATATGATTAAAATAGGTTCTGCATCATCTAATGTATTGATAATTGACCCTGATGCAGAAACTACGCACGGAACTTTAACACCAGTATTAGTAGATATGCGTAAAGCAGTTACCCATAGAATTAAAACTATCCCAGCAATAGATATGCTTTGCGGAGGAGGATTTACAGGAAAAACGTGTATATTATTTGGAGCATACACTGGTTCAGGTAAATCAATGATACTTCAAAATATTGCATTATATACTAGTAAACGTAATAGATGTGATATTATAAATGAAGAATATAAGCCATGTGTTTTATATATAAGTTTAGAGCTTACAAGAAAGCAACTTATGGTAAGACATTTACAATGGTGCGGAATATCTATAGATGAAGAAGAAATGAAAAGGATGACTGATGAAGATATAGAAAGATTAGTATTAGAAACTAATAAGAAAAGTGGACTTCAACTTCCTATAGTATATATAGAAAGACTTACTGGAGACTATTATACTACTATTAATGAAGTAGATGATGAATTTAATAACTGTGTAAATTTAGGATTTATGCCTATAATGGTATTAATAGATTATGTAGATAGACTAGAAGTATATAGTAGTAAACATCAGCATTTAGGAACTACAGGAGCAGATGGAGCTGCATTGCTTAGACAGAAAGTAAAAGAATGCAGAGACTTGGCAGTACATAAATCAGTTCCTGTATTGACTGCGGCACAATTATCTGGGGAAGTAGGAAATATTATTGGAGAATGTGCTAAATGGCCTAGACAAGTAGACCCAGTACTTAACTTTAGTCCTGGATTATTAGCTGGTTCTAAACTTCTTTCTACTGAATTAGAGCTTATGATATTCTGTCATAAAACGTCTATTGAAGAAAGAAACGAAGAGACAGACCAAATTACATACCAAAACTTTATGAGTATGGGGGTTAAGAAAGATAGAGATGGTACTGCAAGATATAATCGTAGTCCAAGAGATATGGATAACGAAACTATGTATGTTCATTATACAAAAGGACTTCGTAATTCTGGACCAGTAAGAACTCTTATACCTAATAGTAGTGAAATACATGTGGTTATGCCTTTAGATAAATTTAGAATAAGAGAAGATGACTACGGACGTAGTATTAGAATGTTCTATTTATCTGATGATAATACCATGAGTTACGAACCATTTAATATGGATAATAATACTACGTTAGATGAATACGTATTAGATACTGAATTGGAAGAGGATGAATTAAATAAAAAACTTAGATCTATATAGAATAGTTACCATATCTATAACTATATATATTTAGGTATTATTATACAATTTTACTTTAAAAAATTATAAGGAGGAAAAGAAAATGTTTAACGTCGAAAGAAATCAATTACTAGATTTAAGAGGGAGAATTTCGGAACATCTGAAACATGTTCCAGCAGGAGGAGACGGACTATACGGAACGATTACAACTCCATTTGATACGTTCATAAATAATTACTACAATCCGACTGCATTTAGAAATAGGTATGACTATTCGTTTGCATTAGTCAATGATGCCTATAAAAGGGCAAACACAAAGCCTTATGCTACGCAATTAGCTGTAGCACAAAACCCAGATATAATGAACATCGTGGGGGATTTATGTAGCAATCTATATAACTTTACTAATGATAGAGATTTAATATCATTCAATAGAGAATTATATAGAATGAGTTACATTCAAATGTTCCCAAATAATGCAGATGGGTCTGTTACAGAAATGGACATAGCTACAATAAATCAAGCTAATCCAAATTTCTTAATAGGACTTTTAGCAAGAATGGGAAGTATTCAAACTTCATTACAAGATAAAGAATTACTTAAACCAATGATTAATGAAGATTTGATAAGAATGCTAGGTATACTTAAAGCAAATGATGCTAAAGCTTATGCATTGGCATTAAAACTTTGTAATATTACGGAAAGTTATTTTGCATTGGCAACTTCAGTAAGTAATATGGCAAAAGCAGCTTTAACTATAGCTCCACAACAACCGACAGCTGCAGTAGGACCTACAGTAGCAGTAGGAAATGTTCAAGCAGCACAAGTGGCAACAGCACCACAAACATTATCTGTAGGTGATATGATAAATAGATATATAAATGAAATATCTATATTTGCACACTTACCTATTTATAATGCATTAGTAACTGGAGCTACAAGATTACCAGAAACAGCTTTAGATAATATTCATTTAATGTTAGCTGAAGATGCGTTAGGTAATCCAAATACTGTATTCAAATTAACAGTGGATGATAAGTTGGTATACGCAACTAAGTTAGCTGCAAATACAAATGTATTACCATATAAAACAGGTGTAGTAATAGCATATGCACTTGGATTTATGGGATACAGTAATTTATCAGAATTATTATCTCAATGTGGATTTGTATTAGCAGATTATGCTGATTTTAACTTACGTAATGCGATGTCATTTGACATACATCACAATACTATAATTAATACAGCATTATTCGCATTGAATAAAAATAATGGAACAGTTGGTCAAGTAGTGTATAATTATATCATACACGTATTAGCTAAAGGACAAGCTGTTAAGATTCAAGATGTCTTGGCATATACTTCAACATATATGTCAAATCCAGGAACTTCAGTTACAGTTCAAAATGTAGCAAACTATATGCAAACTGCATTCCCAACTGTATTTGGTCCAGCATCTGGAGAAGCTCTAATGGTCCTAGCTGATGCAATATTACATTTAGGATATTAGGGAGGTAGAATATGAATGAAGCTATCATATCTTTAGATGAGGATAAGTTTAAAGAATGGCTGGAAGACACAGCCTTTAGATTCGATAGCTTAAAAGAGATAGAAGCTCAATTATTATTACCAGATGCAGAAGTTGAGAAACTTTCTCCGGAAGCTAAACAGAAATATTTAGAAAAGTCTTCTTTCTATGAAAGATGGGTGTTTGATGAACACTTTGATACTAATAGAAAGAAAAAGTATATAAAGAAAGTTAGGAAAAGACATCCAGACTGGAAACTGGGTATGGATAGAACAGAGCCATATAAAACTATAAGTAATATTCATGAACCAGAAGATGGCAATGATGAACTATTTCCTGGATTTAAACTTTCGGAAGCAAATCAAAACGCCGTATTGAAATCGTTAGAACCATACGGCGTAACATCTATATTGGATTTAAGTGAAGCTGCATTAGACGACTTCATTAAGTTCAATATAGCTATGGGCTTTTTTAATGAAATAGAAGATGCCTGTAGAGCTGTAGATAAAGATTACTCTAACTTATGCACTAGAAACTTAACACCAGGAGCGAAGATATATCAGAAGTTTATGAGATATCTTGATGAGCCTTTGACTGAAGAAGAATATGAAGAACGTAATGGACGTTTCTTAGATGAACATATTAAATTTATCGAAGAGGCAGAAATAGTTCCAATAGTGCATGAGAATGGAGATACAAATATTAAAAGTCCTCTGTCTGTTGAAAGGATTACAGAGCATGACTTTGATGAAATACCAGAAGATAAAAAGCTGGTGGATAAGTCTGATACAGATGTTAAAATGGAACATCATGTTGAACTTACGCCAGAAGCAAGAGAGATGTATGAACATGTATCTCAAAATGAATACGCAGATATTCAAGCACGTCAACTAGGAGTTAAAGGAATTGCTATGGACGATGACTTAGAGAAATTTGCAGAAGAAGTTCAAAGAGTTCAGAATGACCCAAATATCAAGGCTATCGACAAATCTAGACTTGAGCATGTAATACAGTCATTAGCAGATAATAATAATTATCTATTCTTGACTGATGAACAGCTAAAAGCATTATTCTATTTACCAAGACACAGTAGATGGTTTAAACGACCATCTGAGAAAGTTTATCCGGAGGATGCACTTGCAGATGCCTATAGCGATGAACATGGAATGGTAGAAAGAGCTAGTGATAAATCTGTAATTGATTTAGATAGAGTCAGAGACATCAGACTTACAACTCTTACAGATTTACAGAATAAGCTGTCAGTGGCCGTCGACAACCTCCGTCCACAATTACTAGCATTGGGAACATTACTAAACCAAGAACAACTGTCGCAACTATCTGTAATATTCAAAGTAGCAGGACTAGACTTTGATGACGTAGTGCAAGAAAAACAAATTGGGGAAAGTACTAATGAATTACTTATATCAGAATTATATGAAGTATTATATAATTATGATGAAATAATATACCCGAATGTTAAAATGGCAAAAGATATAGTATTTAAGCTTGATGATATGATAAGTAAAAAGATACCAAACATAACACCAAAGATTTATAAAACATTGGTAGACTTGGCATTCTTAGGATTTATTAATAGTAAGATGTCAGAATATACTTATATATCAGCATGGCTTAGTTTAGCAATAGAATATTTTGAAGCTCATCCAATGTATACATTTGTATATGATAATAAAGAATATACTGTGAATATGTTAGAAAGACTTCATGCAAGAAAAGGGCAAAAGATAAATCCACTGGAAACACCAGTAATAAATGAAATAAAAGATTTAGGAGGAGAAGAAATGATAACTGTACAGGATAAAGACATAATAGAAAAAGCAGCAGCCGCAGTTCAAAGCAATTTTGGACCGACAGCTGGTATTCAAATTGGTAAGGGCGAATCAGACCCTTGGGGACTAAAGAAGGAAGCTGGTAATGTAGTAATGCCAAATGCTACTATAAAACAAGCTGCTCCATATAATTCTAAAGCACCAGCTACAAATTTATTTAATACAAATACAGCTGAAAATGATAAGAAGGTATTGATGGGACAAAGAGATAAATTACCAGTTGTGGGAGACAAACCAGCACCAGCTATAAATCCTAATTTAGGAATGCCTAGTGCACAAATAGTTGAATATAGAATAGACCCAAACATAGATAAGGATTATTCATTTGGTACTCAATATCTATGGGGATTACCTGAATTTAAATTAGATGAGGAAATGTTTTATATAAATGATAAAGAAGTTGCTGTTAAATACGCAGACGGTAGAGTATTTATAGTTAATAATGTATGGATACCACTTATGCAAGCAGCGTGGTCTTTAATAAGAGATGCCAGAATGAAAGCAATAACAGATAAGGGAGGATATCCAAGACCATCTGAATTTGGAAATACAGATACGCTTCAAATAGGAAGCTGGAATAACTTCCCACCACATTATAGATATAAAGTATGTTCAACACATGATAATGTGTTTAGAGTAGAAGTAGCAAATAGTAACAATTTTCAAGGAGGAATAAATATGCAAACAGCAAGAACTATTAATGGAATGGACGGATTTGGAACAGGAATGGTGGATAACAGATTTAATGCAGCGGCAGGTGCTTTAGCAGGAATGTCAGGTGTACAACCAACAGTACAACCAGTGGCTCAACCAGCAATGCAACAACCAGCAGGGTATGATGTAAATAGTTTATTACAAACTATTCAACAATTACAAGCTCAAATAGCAACTTTACAAGCTCAAGTACAAGCTCAATCAGTTGCTAGACCAAGTGGGCCTGCTCAAATAACTAATAGTGGTTATACACCAGGAATGTATACTCCAGGATATAATAATTATAATACTCAACCAGCAGCTGGAAGTATTTACAATTTCGCAGGATATAATACAGGATATAATAATAATACAGGATATAATCCTGGTTTAGTTAATCCTTTAGCAGCTCAATTAGCAGGAGCAACAACTCAAACTCAAGGATATGCTAACTACAATATGACTCAACCTACATATAATGTAAACTTGAGACCAGCTCAAGTTACTAACAGTGGAGTTTATAATCCTGTAGTAGCACCAGTGTCTAATTATGCTCAACCAGCTTATAATTATAGTACACCAGCGTATAATAATTATCAAGCACCAGCAGTAAATAATACAATGGCAATACCTGCGGTAAATGCATTTGCAGCACCTGCGTACAATGCACCAAATTATAATGTTACGCAACCAGTATTAGGACCTGCTCAAGTAAATAATAGTGGATATAACCCAGGAGTTTATACACCTACTAATACAACATATCAAGCTCCAGCTTTCCAAGCTCCAGCTTATAATGCACCAGCACCAGTTGTAAATAACAATATGTATACTCCAGCATCTCCACTTACAGCTGGATATAATGGATTTGCATCTACATCTGCTATAGACCCTGCTTTAATGAATGTCGGAGTAGCATTTCCATCAGGTGTACCAGGTGTGCAACCAGTAACATCAGCATCTCTTAATGCACAAAATCAAAATGTATTTGGAGGAACTGTTGGAGGAGCACAACCAGTAGTTTATTTCTAAGGAGGAGAATATGTACATAAGTTTAATTGAATTAAATAACGTTATAGTAACAAATGGCATAAAGCCAATTACAATAAAGGAGTGGTATCCTCAGATTAATCCTGGGGATACTAGAATCCCTATTTCAGATAAAAATGAAATTCATTATAGTATGAGTAAACTTTGTGCTAGAAATGATGCTTTTATTAAATCTGGAAATATAAAATTAGTAGTAGGACCACTAGGTATGTCTATGGATTTTGATAATTATAAAAGAACTCTTGATGAAGTTTTAAGTTATTTGAATGCAAAATTTCCTAATGTTAATATAACAGCAGATGATGCTAAAAGTATGTATACTATTTGGAAGAATACTACTAGTAAATATGCTGTATCTGGAATATTAAATATCACTAATAAACCTATGGACCTTACGATAGATACATTGGCAAATATATGGGTTCCAGAAATTAGTAGTGGATATGCTATTCCAGATTATCATATAATGTCAGCATTACATAAGTTCGTACCAGAACTTACTGACAGTATAGTGATAAATGATTATATAGTGAATTATATGAATACTTATTTATGTAATCCAGCTGCAACAGCATTCTTATCAGTAGGACATTATGATATAGATGCTATGAGTAATTTCGTATCACAATTACTTCCAAATGTAAAGAAAGAAACTTTGGATAGTATACTTGAAAAGCCTGTTGACCCAAGTGTACTTCCAGAATATTATATGACTATGATGAGAAGTGGATATGACTATAATATGGCTAAAGCTTTATTATCATATCATAGATTGGTAATAAAAGATACTGAATTAAAAGTAAGGGAATCTGTAGGTTTACGTATGGCTGCAGACCCTACAATAAATATTACTTTACCAAGTAGTATCTTTAGAGATGTATTTGATGTAAATAATAGTGACGTAATATCATTCATCTAGTACGTCGAAAGTATATAGTTATCTTACAAAATAGATAACTATATATATTTGGACGTATTATATAATTCGTCACATATTATATCATTATTATTTTAAAATTATAAGGAGGAAAAAAGTATGCAAAAAATTAAAGACTTATTAAAATGTTTTGAAGGTGAGTTATCAACATCTATTAATTTCCAAACAAGAAATAAATTAATAGAATTTTTAACAAACCAAGGGTACACTGTTTACGGGGGTCAAAAGAGACTGGTAGTTATGGACCCACAAGGTTATTCAGTTTATAAGATAGCTTGTGACTTAATTGGTATTCAAGATAATATCAATGAAGTTGCATGTTCTGAAAGACTAGTAGAACTTTGTAATGAAGGTGTTTTAACTAGAACAGATTTAACTCTATTTGCTCTTGCGTCAGTTGAAGATGGAGACCCATTTGTTATTAAACAAGAAATAGGAAATCACTACGATAACGATGCGACGTTTCTAGATTTCCATAATAAAGAATCAGCATCTAGAGGAGGACAAAAATCTACAGCTGATACATTCCCATTATATGTGAATAGAACGCCTAGATACGCAAATGAATATAATAGAATAATGACTATTATATCAAACCATTTCGTAGCTTCAGACGTATCTATAGCAAGAGAACCAAGAAACTATGGATTTAATCCACATTCTAATTCTCTAGTATTATTTGATATGGGAAGTGTAATACCTTTATTTAAAACAAATGGAGTTTATGATAAACCACTATGTCCAGCATGCGGGCAACACACAATGGTATACACTCCATTCTTATTAGGTAATGGAATGACAGATGAAAAGGTTTCTAGTTTAGGAGGATTATACGGATGTACAAATCCAAACTGTACACTTTCAATAGTATCAGGAAAAGCATCTTTAGAAGCACAAGACCCAGTAGGACAAGCTGACCAAAATGTGTTCAATAAATATATTAGAGAACACATGTTCCAAGTCAACATAATGAACTTAGTTCATGGATATACTTGGGTTCCAATTAGTCCACTAAATATTAATAATATATTGGATTTGAGAAATGACATAACAAATGGAACAAGAGGTTTAGTAAATATAACTACTGATGCAGATATGATTAAAATCTGGAATAACTATATGACTAGAAGTTCATCTATAATTATATCTTCTATGCCTGAGCTATTGGAAGCTCCAGTAGCAAATGGACAAAACTTAAAAACTTATAGTGTGTTTGCTCAAGAAATAATGACTTATATTTCTTCAAAAGCACCAAACACATTTAAGAACGTAGTTATTAATCACTTAGTAGCTATGTTATATTTAAGAGCATTAACATTAGTATTAGGAAAATATCAAATGTATGCTGATTTATGTAATAGTATTAACTATGTGCAATTTAGAGAAACTATATCAAGATATGTTACTGTTACTAATGAAGCAGAATTACAAGTGTTATTTAATACATTGAGAGGTGTATAATATGGACTTAACAAACAGAGCAGTTTCAAGAGATTTAATTCTTGAGAGAATGAGATTATATAACACAGGGGAAGACTTAGAGCTTCAACGTATATACAAGTTCTGTTTGGGGTTGAATGATATTTCTGATGATACCTGGGTACACTGGTGCACAGGAGCTACTCTTAAAAAGGTAGATTTTGCAGAAGAACTATCATTTATATATAATAAGATTTGTGATGGGTCTATTGACTCATCACAACCTTTATATGTTTACTTCAAACATATGATGTATAAACGTATAAATAACATTATCAATACAGTTCCATTAAATGTTATACTTAATTCAAAGTCTAACACAGACGGAACTTTATTTAAAGACATTTTATTAAAATTAGGAGTTGTGGCTAACGGTGAAGTCGTACCGCAGGAAGATTACGATGAAACCGATTTTATAAAAATTATTAATAAGTTTACGCTTGACATGAGAAGCAAGCATATTTCAAGGAGGAAAGAATATGGAAAAAACTAATAAAATTGACACAGAAGATTTATTAAAAAGATTAGAAAAAGGTGTTGACATTTGGAATTTATCTGATTTCCATTCTGATTTAAAACATGCATACACGTATGCATTAACATTACATGATATGTCTGAAGAAGAGTTTATAAAATTTGTTAGATGGCATGATATAAAATTGGGGTTTCAAATGTTAAATAACCGTGTTTATGATAAGTTTGATGATGATGTTTTTGTAAATATGGCACATAGTGAATTAGTCAAATATATAAAGTGGCAATTTTATAGCAAAGTTAAAAAATTACAAGCAGCTGCATATAGACTTGAAGATATAGTTCGTGATAATGGAAAACATGCTAGTGTTAGAAATTGGTGTATTACATTATATATATTAGATGACAACGATAACTTAGTACAGCACGAAGAAGCGAGCTTCGACAACTTAGTAAATGAAATTGAATTATTCATAAAACAATGTCAGAAGGAAACTGAAAGATATGAAAAGTATGAAGAATTAGTTTGTGATTTAAGAGATATGATGGAAGATAACGATTTAGAAACAGATAACGTAGATGATATGAATGAAACAGCTATTGAAATTATCGACCAGTTAGAAAAACAATTAGCAGAAATTAAGAAAGTTGTTAAGGAACATCTTGATGATAAGATGAGAATATAAAGGAGGAATAGTTATGAAAATGAATGCAAATTTAGGTATTAACGGAAATGGAAACTTTGGAGGAGTGCAACAACCAACAATGCAAGTAGCTCCAGATGTGTATGGATTAGGAACACCAGTAATAGAACAAACAATAGTTCCAAATCCATTTGGAATAGATATAAATAAAGTATCTATGAAAGAGTTAGCAAGTAGTGAAAGTGTGTTAAATAGTATTATTGAAATGCTTCCAGATACGCCAAACTCAGATGTAGCTATCAATCACATTAAAGCTCTAGTAAACAATAGAAAGCTTTCAGTAGAGAAAGATATGTCACCAGTGACAAAAGTATTTACTGAGAAAGTTGATGGAGCTTTAAAAGAATTACTAGTTTCAAATCCAGCTGGATTTGATAGAACTGTTGATAGTATCTTAGCAAGAGACACATCATCAGTAGCACCTGTTGGAAATGTTGGAGCTAAATCTAAGTATGCAGGAGTATCAAATAATGCTATGTACGAATTACTTAGAGCTGCAATATCTTATATGAATAAACAAAAGATTACTAATATTAATCTTGGTAAATTTAATAAGATATTAAATGATATGGCTTCTGAAACTAAATCAAAGAAGTTTAAAGAAGTCATTAGTAGTACACCAGTGGCAGAATTATATAATACATTTAAAGGAATGATAGGAGGTAATAAATAATGAATGATTTAACACTTATAGTATGTCTATATAAAGCTCTTGGAGAAAGAGCTAAAATGTCTGGAGTTGATAGCTGGGGATTACAAAGAGTGTTTGTACAAACTCAGATAAAGCAAAATGGTAATTATTATTTCTGTGCTGGAGTAATAAAAGACATATCTCTAGTTGCATGTATTCCTGTATTATTTATAGGAAGTTATGATGAAGTTAATGCAAAGTTAATGACATTTAATCAAGACCCAAGCACACAGGTTGACATTATGACTGACACAGAAGTTAAAACTATGTTTGACAATCAAATAACAATAACTTCATCAGTAGGAAATAACATGATAAAGGCAGCTAATAGAAGCCCAATAGAAATATTAGGAACAGCTATTGATAATGCATTACATGATTATCAATTAGCTATGGCGACATTTATAAATCAATATCCTGGTCAAACAGTATATGGATATGCAATGTTACTACCTAGCTGGAACTACAGCAGCAATCATATGTATAAACCATTTGGAAGCACTGTATTTACATCAGGTTCTGGTATAGATATAGTGCATAAAGGTATTGAGATAAATGGAGGTCAAACACAATATATTAATGACATTCAATTATCAGGTGAAGTTGTTAGAGTTGTAAAACATGATAATATAGTTTAATTATTAACCCCTCTATTACAGAGGGGTATTACATTTAAAAATGAAAGGATGATAATATGAGTAAAGCTAAAGAATTATTAGATAAAATAAATAACACTCCTGATGATGAGTTATGTGAAAACGTTGGTAGAATTGAGGACATTCTTACTATACTAGATGTTATAGAACATGAGTTATTAGAACCTGGAGAAGACTATGATATAAGATTTACTAAATACAATAAATTAATAAATCTTATGAGAAAAGAAGCATTTAAAGAAATACCACCATTGGTAGATTTAGCAGTAGTGGGTGAAACAGGCTTGATATTCTATATAACTGAAATATTGGATAATGAATATATAATCAATGATATGTATGGAATAGTAAGTTTAATGTCAAGAAAAGATATTATAGATATCTTTACAGATAAAAATAATATCGAAGACTCTGAAAAAATAGAAAAAATAAATACAGAATTTTTAAATAAAAAAGGAGAATAATAATATGATAACAAGAAAAGAAAAGGCTGAATTCGGAAAAACTGCACAAGGGACTATTGAACTTTTAAATAAACTTTCACCAGAAATGAAAGCAGAGATTGTTAAAGCATTAACTGGAGAAAGTGGAAGAATTATGGAAGGGATTGTTGAAGATGCCATTAATAATATAGCTGCAACTGGAGAAGTTCCTGTAGGAGCTGTTGATGTTGATACATCTGCGATAAACACAGTTAAGACAGCTGCTATGGCTGACTACGATGCTAAGATGGATAATCTTAGAAAAATAGAAGAAGAATTAGCAAAAGCAAAAGAAGACATTGCTAAAGCTGAACAAGTTGTAATTAATGAAAATCTTCATGAAATGGTTACTTTAGGAGACAGTGGTATAACAGTACCTAGAGGACTTATATTCAATCCTTTATTAGCTGGATTGAAAGCTTTATAAAGATTTATAAATGGAGACGTTATTGTCTCCATTTTTTTTTACAATCATCTGTTTTAATATAGGTATAACTATATATATTATGCAGTTACAACTAATTTTAAAAAGGAGGAAAAGAAAATGAAATTTAAAAGAGAAGTAAGTGAAGTACAAAAGATTTACAGTAAATGGTTCAATAGCTTCCAGTTTACAGGATTTTTAAATGAAGAACTACTGAAAACTAAAGATAGAGATTTCTGGAATGCTATGTTTAAAGACATATTTACTGATTGCTACACATCTTCTATTTATGAGGGTGTTTTAGTAGCATACAAAGAGGTTCCGTATAGTGAATTAGTAATACAGAATACGATACTTCTTACAAATGATGATGATGATATATACAAACCAGCTTCAGATGTATATGCATCGTTATATCCAAATAATGTAAAGATTTATCGTTGTATGTTTGCTGTATCTCCTATTAACAGTACTACTGCAAGAGCTGGAGCACAACTTTATAATACGTTGCAAAAGCTTAAAAGAGATGACGCAGGAAATTTTATAGGAGAATTTGCTGGATGGACGCCTGTACCAAAGGTATTAGATTTCTTTGAAAAACAGCTTACACTTCATAGTTATGATATGACTAAGCTTAAGAATGAAGAAACATTATTGGCAAATAAACCAGTAACTATACTAATGCCTATACCAGAACGTACAGGATATTATAATATCAATGGACAAGATAGAAGACCTTTATTAGGAGAAACTTATTATCATAATAAGACTATCTATGGACAAATAAAATTTATATTTAAACAACGTGCTAAAAAGAAATTCCAAAAATGGACAGCACATTTCTCAGTAGGACGTTATATTAAAAATGGATATAATAAAGATATATTCTATATCAAGTTCTTTGGAGAGCAATATATAAACCCACTAGAAGTATTTGAAGAGAGTGAGGCTAAAGCTTTAGTAAAGAAGATACTTGAGTCGGATATATCTGAAAGCACTAGAGAAATAATGTTAAATACGTATGAAATGTATTTGATGGAAATAAATCTAGTAAGAACTAAATTTAAGAATAAAGTACCATCTATAATAAAGTATATACAAAAGATGGATGATGCTGGATTTGAAAGAAAAAAGCAGATGTATCTTGATGAGCAACGTAATAATATGGATTATAGCGAAGACTTAGAAGATATATTGGCTGATGATGAAGATGATATAGAGCCTATCGAAGGTGTAAATCTTATTAAGAAAGACCAACCATTTACAGTAAATAGAAATACGATTACTGTGGACTTATTATATAAGCTTATAATGGGGTATGATGGAAAAACTCATTATTCATTCTACAGCCATTTAGAAAATGAATTACTGAAGATTACAGATATGACCAAATCTGGATATAGAGGAGGAAGTAATGCAGAAACATCTGTACATCCTCGTGGAATGCAACTATTTAAAACTATGGCATCTAATAGTGATATTATGATGACTAATGATAATAGTAATCCAATAGATATATTCAAGATGGTTTCATATAAAAAGAAATTATTTGATGTAGATACTTCAAATAGTAGTAAGAAAGGTGTAAAGTCAAAACCAGTACAAGACCATGAAAGATATAGATATTTAGGAGTTAATTATGGAGTTATAGACAGCCATACTGTAAAGAGTCCTAAAACATCAGGAATACAAGGTAACGCAAACATTTTACAATGTTGGGCGGATAGATTTATTTATAGAGAAGAATATGAGGTGAAAGTAGATGAATAATGCAGAAAATGCAGGAAGAGGGTCTAAATCAAATTATAGTGTACGTCCGATAGAAGACTATGCCATATTTGCGATGGAGACATCTAGATTTTATGATTATTATGTAAATAGAAAAAAGATAATGGCTGCATATAATAAAATATATGATGTGGTTTTTGAATTAAATATGAGTGTAACTAAAAAAGTTAATCTATTTAAATCATTAACTTTGAATTTATACACAATGTATCCAGAAGTATTAGATACAAATATAGATGATGAAATAAGTAAGATAGCTAAGATGTTAAAACGTAGAATTCGTAGAAAGCACTAGGAGGAATAAAGATGAGTTTAGCTAAAATAATAGATATTGAATATGATGATTACGGTTACGCAACTAAAATAGAATGGGCATGGTATAATAATACTAATGCTAGTGTTACTAAAAAGATAAGATTGCTTAAAGAGTTAGAAGCTCTTGACTTTGAGTTTGTTATTAAATATGTCGAATGGCTTAATGAACAAAGGATACACTGTTTAAAAAATATTATTAGAAAAAGAGGTGGAAGATATGCACGCCCTGTTAGATGATGGATATAAACATACTGTAGACGATGTAATATGTATGCTAAATAAATGGGCAACATATATACATGATGCAAAGCTAGGTAAACCATTATATAAACAGTTTGGAAAAGATAGGAGGGATATGTATAAACGTGTATGTAAATATAGACATTCTAAAAAGTCTAAATGGATTGGAAAGAGAGGGAGAGTATGAAACCACTTACATCAAGTAATATATTAGTAGAATTAAATAAAGCAGTAAATATTATATACAAAGGTGAAGGACATATAAATAAAGCTAAGAAGTTTATAACTGATAGTATAGAATACCTAGATGATGTAATATATCAATATAGGCAATACGATGACCATGATGTAGATTGTATGGCATTTCCTATTGTGACTGTGAGATATAATTTAAGAGAACTAGTAGAATGTAAGTTTAATGATAAGCTTCTACTAAAGAAATCTGACAGAACTATTGAAGATTTATACTGGGATTTTAAAAACCTAAGAGCGTCAATCCATAATCAATTAACATTATGTAGTAGAGAAGTATCAGCAAACTTAAAATCAAGAAATCCTACATTTGTTGGAAGATATACAGAAGCGTGTTTACAACCTACATACAGTAAAGCTATTAATTTGATAGCTATGCTTAAGTCTGAAACAGATGAGCTATTTGATGATAGATGGTTTGTACCTCTATTTGATAGAAAATATAAATTTTAAATGGAGGTAACAACGTGAAAATAATAGAGATAGAATTCATTAACCACATAAAATTTAAAGACTTTAAACAAAATTGGAATAATTCTATTATATCTATTGTGGGTCTAAATGGAAGCGGGAAGTCATTCCTGCTTTCATCACTACATCCTTATGGTAGTTCTGATAGATATAGTAAAGCATATCCTGTAGTTCCTGGTAAATCTGGATATAAGAAAATCGTATATGATGTTAATGGAGTTATATATGAAACTATACATGAGTATACAGCTCATAATAATACTCATAAATGTAAATCTTATCTGAATAGAATAGAGAATGGAATTAGAGAGGAATTAAATCCTACTGGAAATGTAGATACATTTAAAAGACTTGTATTTGAACATCTTAAATATAACTCAGATATATTTGACATAGGATTTATTTCATTTAAATCAAATGGAATTACAGGTACTCCTACTAATAGAAGAAAAGTATTAGAAAGTACTGTTGATATGACTTTGGTAGATAAGATGAAAAAGAACGTATCAGTCATATCTTCTAATCAAAATGCATTAGTAACTATTAGTAAGAAGAAACAAACAGACTTAGCTCAATATGGAACTATAGAAGAAATAGTTACAAAGATAAATAATAATAAAGAAAATATAGCAAACTTAGAAAGTAGAATATCTGATATAGATGAGAACATAAATACTATTAAACGTTCTGAGAATGACTTATTTGAGCTAGATACAAACATACTACCAGATATATCTAAGTTAGTACAAACTCTTTCTAATGTAGGTGCTAACGATTATAATAGCTTACTAGAGAGACATATTAAAGCTAAATCGTCTATAGACGGATTAACTGATAAGTATGATAAATATAATGGTATTAAAGCTGATATTATATCTAATAATGCTTTAGTAATTCAAAAAGATGTATTAGTAAAAGCATTGAATACAGCTAAAATGATAAATGACTCTTTAGAAAGCTCATTATTATCAACTGTAACTATGCTTGATAGATATAGTATAGATAAGATAATATCTAATCTAAAGATAATAGTAAATATATTAGAAAAGATAGATACGGTAAATACTAAAGTATCTAATATTAGTGAGTCTATAAAAGAGTTAGAACATAATGTCAGAGAGTATACAGACTTCATAGTTGTATACGAAAGAAATTTAGAGATGTCTGATAATAAAGAGTATAAAGTAAACTTTGATGATAACTGTAATACTTGTGATTTATATGTACAAAAAGTTAAAAGTAAGAAGTTTATAGAAAAAAATAAAGATAGATATGAAAGCTATAAAAACTTACTAAATGAAGCTAATAGAGATTTAAAGATATTATATCAAGTAAGTCCATTATATGACCAAGTAATCAATAGTGATTTAAAAGACTTGATAAAAGATAGACTTGTAGATAATATATTAGGTAGTAATGTAGCATATGTACTTAATCTTATAGAAGTTATATCTGATAACTGGAATGATTATAATAGTAGAAATGAAGATATAGCTGATAAAGAAAAGATGATAGAAGAAGTTAGTAGCGGATTTAAGTCTGTAACTCATTCTATGGACGAAGTAGAGAGTGTATTAAATAACTTATCATTAGAGATAAAAGAATACCATAATATATTATCTTAAAATATAGATGAATTAAATATTCCAGATAAGTACAAGACATATAATGTACCAGAACTGAATAAACTAATTCAAGATATAACTAACATAGATAAAAGAAAGAAAGAGTATCATTTAAAAATGGAAGCTCTTAAAAATGAAAGAACTAACATAACAGAAAGTATAGAAATTATAAAGAGAAATAATACTATACTAGAAATAAAGAAGGAAGAGATAGAACATACTTCTAAAGAACTTGTGGGATTTATGAATGATAAAGAGATTATTGGAAGATGTAAAGAGATAATAGAAAAGCATATTCCGATACTATTATTAGATAATAACCTTAAGTTTATACAAGATATCACAAATGAAATATTATCTGAAAATAATATACCTATTCAAGTAGAAATAATTATAGATAATACGACTATAGTAATACCTTGTACAGTAGAAGATACTACTGTTCCAGATGCATCTATGTTATCAGCTGGAGAAACTTGTTTAATAAGTTTACTATTAAATGCATCTATATTACATTTATTAGGATATAATATATTATGTCTTGATGAAATAGATGCAAACTTAGATGTGGATAGAAGAAAGCAATTTAATAATATCGTGGTATCTATAATGAGCAAATTAGACATAGACCAGATATGTTGTATTAGTCACAACATCAGTAGTACTATAGATAGTGCAACTATAGTACAGATAGGAGAATTCAGCAATGATTTCTTATCAACTGATATATTATATATAAATAGGAGGTAGAATTGAAAATAATGGCAGAAACTCAAAAATTTAAACCGAAAGTATTAAATGATAATGAAATTAAGGATTTACTTATTCGTGTTAATCAGTTGTGTATAGACCTTAAGAATGTCTATTATAATTATAATGATAATGTGATAACTGATTTTGAATATGACCAGCTTGAGCAAGGATTTAAGATAGCTGATAAGTATAATAAACATACTAATTGGGATAAAGAAGTCTCATTTAATGTTCTATTAACACCAGGACTTCCAGTAGATGCATTACAAGTTGACGATGCATTACCACAATATAAACTATATGTTAGACAGTGTTATAATACGATTAAACCAATGTTGGGACATCTAGTGTTACAAAGTATGGAAAAAGCTAACGCAGAATTGAAAGCATTATTAGATAAATACGGTATAAAAGAAGAGGAGTTAGAAGATGAATAATTCAGATATTATAAGAAAGTATCAGTTTGTAAGAATTAATAAAGCTATGGGATTTTGTTCTAATGGACAAATAGGACTTTTATTTAATAACTCACAGCTTAAAGTAGATACACTTGCTAAAATGGCAGAGGGTTTAAACCACTTCTTAGAATACTATTATCATAACGATAATGATATATATGAAGAAATTGGACACTATATGTTTATGAAGATTCTTTATATAAACCAAGATATAAAGAATCATTTAGTAGATAATATAGAAAACTATAAGATAAATAGAGAATATCTTATATCTAAATATATATCTATAGATGACCATATAATAGAATATATCTGTAAATATGTAAAAGCATGTTCTAAAATAGATATAGATGAATCAGAAGCTACTACAGAAATAACTCTTCGTAATACAGATTGTGCTATAATACACACTTTATCTGTATTTATAAAACTTGCATATGTATTATTAAATCAGATACGTGGAGATAAAAAGTTTGAAGAAATACTTGCAGAACATATAGATACTATTATCTATAAGATAATAAAAGCTTCTGAACATTATTTTGAATATCCAGATGGGTTTGATATAGACATAGAACATAATCATATAGTAAACTTTATGTACGAACTTTATAGAAGAGATTGGAACAAACAAAATAACTCATTCCAAATAAAGTTTGAAGAAGTAGGAAGAGACGTAGTAAAACTTTCATTATCTAGTATGGTAAGAGTATTCTCTTCATTGAGAAAATATGTACCATCTCTTATAGATATGAATAATCCAAAATATAAGACATCTGAAGATGTGGATACGTCTACTGTATATTGGACTATAGATAAAGACTGGACAGAATTTGCACTTGTAAATAAAAACTTAGTAGGATATATTCGTACTACTACTATGAAAATAATGAAACGTCAAGATGCAAAAGCGACATTAGCTAATATAAACTTACCAGACTTTATGCAAGATGTATCTTCAGATGATAGTTTTGTACATAAAGAACACGCTTTATATTATGATAAAAAGAAATTTATGTATGAAGCGTGTAAATCAACTACTATAAAAGTATTTGAAGAGGCTCTCAAAGCATTGAAAACATTAGATAAAGAGAAAAGTATAGATGTATCTATCTTAGGATTATTCTCATTATCTAAAGACCATGCTTTAAATCAATTCATACTTACAAAAATATTATTAGCTCTTACTGGAGATAGTAGAATATACCTAGACCAATTAGGAGTATTCTCTAAGTTTATATTATTACTATTCTATGAAAGAGTAATAAGAAGCAAAGAGTTATCATTCATGCATGAAGTGGCACAATGTATGATAATGACACCTACTATCAGCTGTATGTTTGATGAGAATAATGTAGATGAAACATTAAAAGAATTAAACATAGGAGACGTAAATCTTCAAGAGTTCTTTAAGATAGCTCCAGTATACGTTAGAGAAGAATATACAATATATCCAGACTTAGGAGTTATGTTAGACTTCTATAGCTTTATGCTTAATCCATCTAGAATACGTAATTTGTTATATCCAGATAAGTATGAAGTAGAAGACTTTAATGCAGAAGAACCTAGAGATAGAGATGCTAATGAATATGAACGTCCTATACTAGAAGAATGTATGAAAGAGGTTGAAAATGGATTTAAAACAAAGCTTTAATTTATTTCTAGACTTTGTCAGAACAGAGCTTAGAGGTAAAGGAGGATATTATACAGGATGGATAAAGATAGATGGAGATAGAATATGTAATGAATGTCCACATCATAAAAGACGTTCGCTTTATATATTAATGAAAGAAGGTAACTTACCATTCTTAAAATGTTTCCGTATATCTTGTACTATAAAGAGATATATCACTAAAGCTGATTTCCTTAGCTTCGGATTTACAAATATGGAGGCTATTAAATGTTTACTGGAAGACTCTATATCTTATAATGCTAAATCAGAAAAAGATATAGGGTCTACAGTACCCTTAGTCATATCAGATTACGCTTTATCTAAAGACCAAGCTGATTATTTTGAAGCTAGAACTAATATATATCCAGATTATGAGGCTATTGAAACATATAGAATAATTCCGAATATATATAAAGCTATATATGAAACTTATGATGATGTAGAAACTCATATGAGATTTGAAGAGACTAAAATAAGAGAGAATAAATATAATATTACTTTCGCTACTCAAAACTATAATATGTTTTTCTACAGAGATATTCATGCTTCAAATATAAAACTTAAATTTTCAGTAGGTAATACAGAACCATATACTTTAGGAGATAACGATAGTCCAGAATATATGGTAATAGCTGAGGGAGTATTTGATTTAATAAATATATACTCTAAATATGCTGTAATAGATAAAGCTATCTACATAGCTACAGGAGGAGCTCAAGCGATATTTAATGAGATATGTGATTATTATACAAAACATATAGAAAGTATCAAATATCTTATAATATTTGCAGATAGTGATATCAGTTTAGGAAATAATAAATATACGTATGATAAAAAGTTTTATGATAATTTATTCTATAAATTAAATAAAACATTGGGTAAAGATGTATTTAAAGAAATATATCTGGTGTATAATAAAGCTAGTAAAGACTTTGGGGATATGAGAGAAGAAATATTACCAGAGAAACTTCAAATAAAATAGGAGGACTATAATATGAATAAATTAATATTAGCTATGGTTAATCAATTTATGGTCGAACATGAAGATGAAATTTTGGAATGCATAACAAATCCAGATGGCGGATTAGCTAAAAAATGGAAAGAAAATGGAGATGCGGTAAAAGAATATCTTGGTATAACAGAAGAAAAGGAGAAATAAATATGGATCCAGTATTAGCAAAAGTAGTAGCAACAGGACTTATAACAGAAGGTAAAAAGATATTAGCTCATAAGAAAGAATCTAAAAGAAAAGGACCATCTGAATATGTTAGAGTTATTACATGTAAGAAAACAGAACCGTTTCATATAACACCTATAGAGTTACAGATAGAAGAACAGATAAATGATATTATAGCTCAAGAGGCTGATAGAGGAAAACTTAAGAATATAACAAGAGTGTTTATGAATTATAAAGCAAGTGATGCTGGAGAAGACATGGTTACAGCTATACTTATATTTGAATATTTGGATAATCCCGGTGAAGAAGAAGTGGTTTATCCAAGAGATATGGAGGATTAATATGAGTTACGTTCGTATAGTAGATATAGAAATAAGCGAAGAAGATGTTTTATATAAACTTAATGATGTGTTAGAACGTAGAATAAATGCAGTGTTGAGCAGTGAACATCCTATCGCAGCAACAGATATAAAGATATTAAGTGTCGAAGACGGATTATTTGGTATGACAAAATATAAAGTGCTTATACTATTTGGTTAGAAAGGAGAATATTATGCATAGAGTGTACCCATTTCAAGCAAACTCGTCATCTGTAGAATTTGATAAAAGATACAAACCAGACCCAGATAAAGCTACACAATGGCTTAAACTTATACTTAAAAAAGAGACTGATGAAGATAAAAAGGAAGCCGATAAGGAGGATTTATGAAGCAAGAGATTATAACTGTATTCGGAAAAAGATATAAAGCTGTAGCTAAATTTCATAATAGAGAAGCAGACATGATTGAAATAGAACCTTTGACAGAAGTAGATGAACTTAAATTTAAAATAGATTCTCTAGAAAGTAAAATAGGAGAACTTAATAGTAAGATTGATACGTTCACTATGCTTAATGATAAACTAGCTGTACGTAATGCACAGTTGGAAGCCAAGATAAAAGAGCTTGAGCATAAAGATATACCAGCTATTAAAAGAAAATATGTAAAGGAGTTTCTCTAATATGGATAAAAACAAGAATGAAAAACCATTAATAAAATCTATCAAAATAGATGGTTTATATATGATGAAAATTGGAAGTAATTATTATAAGTTTACACCAATCGAAACCGAACATGTTACAAATACAGCAGCAGAAATGGACGTAATGAAATTTGAAGATGCCGTTGACTTTATGATAGATAGTTTAAATGATAAAATAGAATCATTAGAAAGTAAGATAAAAGCATTAGAAACTATGGTATTTACGCTTATGGACAAAGATGAGGAAGAGGATGATACACCACTTGACCATTTGTCAACACCTGAAGATGATGGAGTTAATGATTTAATAGCTCATTGTAAACCTAGAGAGTTATTTTAATAAGGAGGAATATATGGAATACACTGAATACCCATATTGGGATAGTGCATATAAAGCACTTGTAGACACTATTTATTATAATGGTATATGGACTGATACCAATGTAAGAACTAAATACGCAGATGGAACACCTGCTACTTATAAAGCAGTAGCTGGAGTATTCTTTAAACTAGATAATAGTAAAGACGATGCTTTCTTACTCACTACGAAACACGTAGCTTGGAAAGCAGCTGTAAAAGAAATGTATTGGATTTATATAATGCAATCAAATAAAGTAAAAGATTTGCAAGATATGGGGATTTCAATTTGGAATGAGTGGCAAGATGATAAAGGTACTTTAGGTAAGGCTTATGCATATCAAATACGTAAACCTATATTTGGATATAAAAATCAATTAGAATACGTAGTAGAAACTCTTAAGAAAGACCCTAATAGTAGAAGAGTTATGATAGATTTATGGTGTCCAGAAGAATCCCATGAAATGACTCTCACTCCATGCTGTTATAATACTATTTATAATATATTAGATGGAAAACTTTATATGCAACTTAACATAAGAAGTTCTGACGTAGCACTTGGACTTCCATTTAATATATTTCAATTCCAAGTATTGCATAAGCTTATAGCTCATGAATGTAAAGTAGAACCAGCAGATATGATAGTAATGATATCTAACTTACATTATTATGATAGACATGAAGAAAAATTATTAAATCAAGTTGACTATGATGAGCTATTTCCAGATGCAACACTTAAAATTAACTACCCAGAATCTATATGGGATTTTAAACCAGAAATGGTAGAAGTTCTAAATTATAAACATGGTCCTAAAATAGATTTTGAAATAGCAATATAAGGAGGAATTATGAAATACGAATTAAAATTACATATACTAGGTTCAGATGACGACGGACACGTATTATCTTTGATACAAGATGCTATGATATTAGTTACAGATTTGTATGTTGTAGCGTTTAGAGGAGGAGATGAAATATTCTCTATGAGAGTAGATAAGATAGACGATAAAGATGAAGAGGGAATTCTTACTTGTATATTTGATAATGTTATGCAAGATGATAGAGATGCTATATATCAATTAGCTACAGGAGCATCTCTTAACAAAGAACTACAAAAACATAGAGGACTTTATGAATATATAAAGAATGTATCGTCTGTTGAAGTAGAACTTGAAGAAAAATAATAAATTATAAGGGTGCGTATCAGCGTACCCTTTTCTTTTTTTTAGTCTCTAACCAGACAATAATATCGTATAAACAATATATGAAAGGAGTTAATGATGGCTAAGAAGAAAAAAGAAAAAACAGAATTAGCAGTAGGTACGTTCGACCTTGGAAAAAATTCTGGCGAAAATCCCAATATGGTATCTAGACCAGAACCACCTGCACCGATTCCTAGAGAAAACATCGTAGGAATATCAAAGCAAATAAATGCTGCTAATAAAAAAGTTAATCCAAAAGATAGTAAAGTTAATAAGATACAAAGTTTACTTCAAGATGTAAGAACGGGGAGTAGTAAATTAGAACAGGACTTAATTAGTTTATCTCCGTCTTTATATAAAAAAATAGATACTGAAGATTTATCTCTTACAAATGTGGCAGTACTAAGACCAAACTCAGATTCTTCTATATTTAAATTAGCTGGTAAAACTTCTAAACAGCAATCTTATACAGACGTTATAAGTAGTACATTAGAAGAAAGAATGGGTAATATAGTCTCTGGTATACCTACTGGATTATATACAAAGATACTTCAAGCTAAATATAATAATTACTTAGAAGAAAATCTACCAGTATTAAAGCAAAGTGCGACTATATTTATAGATGATGTTTGTAATGGAACATATAGAGGAGCAGAGCAAGAAAATGTTAAAAGATTCCGTTTCTGGAAAGAAGGAGGAGTTGAAATAACAGATGAGAAGCTTGTAACTAGAATGAATAATATTCTTAATCCTAAAAGTTACGAACGTATATCATCAGACGTATCATCATTTAATGATATAGATTATCAAACAGAATACACAAGCTGGAAAGATGGTTATAGTCTTGTAAGAGTAGTCTCTAATAGAAAAATAGCTAAAGAGATGTATATTAAATATGTACTTAAACAAGTTAAAGCTAAGAAAGAAAATAAAAACGATGCTAACGCTCCTGTTCGTACTATAGAACCTGGGGATGGTAGATATGATTTAGCACAAGTAAATAAAATTATTAATATAGAAAATCATACAGGACTTCCACTTAATATTAAGAATAAACCACTGGCTAGATTAATAGATAGTAGAGTATTAGATAGAATAACTAAATCTGGTTGTGTCTATAGTATGGAAAGATTTAATCCAAAGACATATACATCTGAATTTGAATTAAATGAATATGAATATTCTAATGAAAGCTTTGCTGACTTTGTTAGAAGAAATGCTGAGAATAGAGCTAGACCAGTATATAATACTACTGATAAAATTTCTAATAATACTATATTCCCTGGTTCATATTTCACATTTGAAATAGGAGGATATAGTACAGGTACTATGAAAGTAGTGGCTGAAAAGATAGCTAAAATGAATAAAGAAGTGGAAATGCTTGGAACAGAATCTGTAGATAACTTTATGTATTTAGATACAGATACTATAAACTTTGATGATATCTATAGTAATAGATTCGATAAGTTTAAAGAATACAGTATGGAAGCTTCAGGAATAGATACTGTTCATCAAGGACCTCAGCCATCTAATATTAATAAAGAAACAGGTGTTTATAAATCTGTAGAAAAGAAAATAGCTAAAGATGGCATAAGTTTAGGACGTATAGAAAAGATGTTTGATACTATTACTGGAGAGTCTGTAGAATACTTAGATAACACACGTTGTATTCCGTTAATAGTAGGAAATAAGTTCTTAGGAACATTCTATATAGAGTTTACACACCAAGACGTGGAACATTATATGGGACTTAGACAGCTTATGAATAGTAACATGGTAGGAACTTCAGATACAACTGCCTTTGGTATTAATGTAGAAACTCAAGAAGAAACTATTGGAAGACTTATATTCTCAGATATAATAAAACCGTTAGTAGAAGCTAATATGGATACTAAATTTATAAAGAATAATGCTGATGTATTGCTTACAATACAAAAGTTATTAAAAGAAAACGAAGTATCTACTACTATGAATTTAAATAGTATGGACAGACAGAATGGATTCAATTTGTCTAGAGTTATTTTTATACCAGCTGAAGAACTTATATTTAAAAGAAATGGTAAATTAGGTTTAGGAGAAAGTAGATTTAATATGGCTTTAGTTCCAGCAAATGCAGCCATATTAGGAAATGAAGCATACTTATCTTATTTACTTATAGATAGTAAAGGAATGTCTTTTATAGAACTTCCACAAGGACTTTCTGAAATACAAGGAGAAGAAGGTACAAATCCTATTATGGACCAATTTAATGATATACGTATAACACGTAGTAGACTTAGAGACCTTACTCTTAATAACTATGACTTAGGACATAAGATTATATATGTACAAAAGCCAGAAAGTACACAAGGTATAAATATAAATACTATAAGTATACCTCAACCAGAACTTGATGATGCACGTATTCAACAATGGATACAACAAGCTACAGATATAGTAGGATATAACAGTGCTTTATTTAATTCTATAGATGGAAGCGTTGAATTTGCAAGAAATCTATTTGAAATGAATGAAATGAAGTTACTTCAAATTATAACTTGTAGAGCTAATAAGATAAGACCATCATCAGAATTAGCTACAAGATTACTTAGACTTAGAGACCCATCTTATAGCGATATAACAGTAGAATGGGTAGCACCGCCTATTAATAAATCTAATACGCAAAAACGTTCTGAACAAGCTAAAGAAATTATGGATTTATTCGACACATATGGAAATGTTATGGATAATCTATATGGAAATAATGATGAATATAATTTAGTAGCAGAAGAAGCTAAGAAGATACTTTTAGAGAAAGTAGCTGGAGATGACCAAATAATACAAGATATCTTATTCAATGTAGTCAAAGAAGCTAAACAAAAGAAAAACGTTGCTATTGCGATGGAACTTGAAGAAGAGGACGAAGACGAAGAAAAGAAGAAGAAAAAAGACGATAATGAAGAAGAGGAAGAAAATAACGAAGAGGAAAATGAAGAATAATGATTAAAATATGGAAAGTTATTATTTATCTAACATTCTGTTATTTTATGCTTAAATATAAAGATATAAATCCTTTTGAACATGTCGTTAGAAGCACTTCTGTTGAAACAAAAACTGAACAAAAATAATGTCAATGATTTCAAATATCTGATATATTGATAGTTATTATAATACTTTATGAGTCTGTGATTAAGACTATATAATTATTATATGAATTTAGTATACGCACGTGAAATAATATAATATGGTTGCGTTAAGTGTAAGAAAAGAAAGATAGAAGTGGAATGACGATAAAATATTTAAAATTTGTATAAATAATATAAAGTTACATTCCATATATAGTAAAAATAAAAGTAAGCACAGAGTGTTATCAACCATTATAATTCCCCACGACTATCTTTTGAATACATAATCTAAACATATGAGAATATATAGATTTAATTCGATGTAATAATACTTATATAATGTATTAGTATACTTGGATATTATACACATTAAGGACAAATCGAATACAAATTCTGAAATGTTTTTAAAATTCTTATGTGAGTCGTTTCAGTATGTTGTGTGGCAATTTCATACTAGAAATAGGCTTATACGAATTATAACAATTAATTTAACACGTGGGATTCAATTCCTATCAGACCATTGGAGTATCTTTCAATAGATATTCTTCATAAGGAAGTACTTGTATAAGTGTTTAATCACTATATGCATTAATTCAATTAAATATTAAATTCAATGAAGAACCAAACAAACTAGATGCATCTGGGCTTAAAGAGAACTCACTACACTCTTTAAAGGAACACCCAGGTGCATCATCTCTTTTATTTACGTTTTAATAAACTATATATATTTAGATATATTAAAGGAGGTAGACAAAATGAATAGCAAATATAGAGAAAGATTTAAAGAAGATTGGACTAATGCAGTCATCAATCATTTATGTATAGATAAAGAAACAGTAGGTAGACTATTCGACCAATACTTTATGGATAGTGAACTTAATGTTTATAACTCAATGAATTTTAAAAATACGACGTTTAGTACAACTGATTTCTATTATTTAAGTATAGCAAACTTTATACTTCAAGAGAATGGTGTATTATTTTGGAAATATAATAAGAAGCAATCTGTTATAGGTAAAGAAATAATTAATAAGATGGCTATCAGACAAGAGTTTAAAAAGCTTAAGAACCATTATACAGACCTTGGAGATAAGATTACAGCTACTATATATAAAGGTATGGAACAACGTACTAAAATATTTATAAACTCTTTATATGGATTATTTGGATATATAGCAAGCTTTCTATATAATACAGACGTGGCTGATAGCGTTACTACAGCTGGTCGTAATGTAATAGGAGTTTCATCTTGTATTACAGAGTTATATGGAGGAGGATTTAACTTCTATATCGTAAATGCTCATTTAAAGCTCATAGAACACGTTTTAAGCGAAGATTGCGACGAACTTAATAAAAGATATAGCTTAGGAGTTAAAACCACGGATATGTGCCTTAGAAGCCTTTTAGGAGAACATTACGATGGATATTATGCAAAAACATTATTAACAAACAGAATAGATAGTATGACACAAAATCAACGTAATGTGTTATATTATAAGAATAATTTATTAGATAGTTTACAAATACCAGAAATAAGTGATTTAGTAGAAAAAGTTATAAAGACAGCTATGGATAATAATAATCTTATACAGGAAATAGATGGAGGACATTTATGTAATCCAAATAAGCATCCACTTACTAAAGCTGATTTAAAGACTATTAATAATATGCTTATTGATGTGTGTTATGGATTTTATTATTATGATGGAGATTATATTAATGGAGAATACCAAGAAAATATGGAATATGTGGTAAGGTCTATAAAACGTAAGAAGATAGCTCTTATGGATACAGACAGTAACGTTACTGTATTATCTCATGAAAAAGATTATTTACTTAAAAAATATGCAGATGTAATTGGAGATAAAAAGAAAGATAAATCATTTAAAGAAATATTTTTACCATTATTAGCGTGTTCTTGGTATGTAAGTGCAATACAACATGGATTTAAATTATATAGTAGAAACGTTGGTGTAGACGAACAGTTTATTCCTATGATAGACTTAGAGTGTGAACTTATAATGGAAAACTGTCAGCTTACTATATTTAAAAAGAATTATATATTTACTTCAATAGTACACGATTTCTTAGTAAGAGATGAAATGGAAACACGTGGAGTTAAATATAAGAAATCAGACAGTAATAAATTTATGGCACATAAAGTAGCAGATATAGTAGAGAATAAGATAATAGTTCCGTATGATGAATTAGATTATGCTACTTTATTTAAGATTATAAAGAGAGACGTTAAAGAGATAAAAGAGTACGTAACATCTCTTGACTTTATGAAGAATGGTAAAACATTAGTAAAAGTAAAAGACCCATCTACTCTTGCATATGGAGAATCTAGACTTAAAGCTATGAGATTATGGCAAAGACTTTATCCTAATATTGAGATAGAGGTTCCTGGAGTGTTTGGAGTGGTTAAATTAGCTCTTACAGATAATCTGATAGAAAGTATCAAGAATGATTATAATGAGCTTTATAACGCGTTTTACGACGTTTCATTTGATTTATTCTTATATGGATTTGCAAATAAGTGTAGAACTGCATATGAAAGTAAGAAAGATGCCATTATAGCTTGCTCTGAAGAATGTACCAGAATAAAGAATAACATATTTGATATTATATCAAAATATAAAGATAAGATTAACTTCTTGGAAGTTAAAGAAGACCTTATGAAATATTTTAATATGTATTATTATGGAGATAATAAAGCGTTAAATAAAGAACTTAAGAATATATTCTTATTTGAATCTAAGTTTGAAGATAATATAAATAAGTATATGATTAAATATATAGATAGATTAGGAGTACCTACAGATATAGATAAAATGCCTGAGATACTTTCTATATATGACGGAGAACTTATAAGTGATGATATAGTATCTGAATATGAACAGTTATTAAGTCCATTAATACAAACATTATCATTAATAGTATTAAAGAATGACAGTGGAAATAAAGTAGTAACAAACGTATTACACACATTTTAAAAGAGAGGCATTCTCTCTTTTTTTAGTCGCAAATAAATACAAAGCTCCCTATAAAAAGGGAGCAATGCATTTATTTGCGTTTATATCATATAGAAAATTATCGGTAATGTATCCAATTTACATACACTGAATAGCAATGCAGCCATTAGTCTATGTTTATAATTATCTATTCTATCCATATCTTTAAAAGCTATGTCTGCAAGTAAGTTAATTTTTGGTATCTTAGCTTGTACAGCAGCTTTCTTAAATTCCTCAACTATACCTGTAGAAGAGTTTACTAAGTTTTCCATTCCATATCCTATAAAGATATCTGTAAATTTAATAAAGTCATATATCTTATTTCTATCTTCTTTAGTAAACTTCTTAGATTCAGGAGCAGTTCCATTTACTACGTTCATAAGCTTTTTAGATATTTGACCTATCATAAGGTTTTCTCTTTCTGTTTCAGTAAGTTTCTTATTATCTGATTTACCATCATTATTTTGCTCTTTAACTCCATCTGGAACTACTATACTCCAATTAAACATTTCTGCTAATTTAAACATAGTAGAAGTAGCAAGTTGTCTGAAGTATCCAGCTTGTTCCATTTGCTCATCAAGACTGTTTTCTGTAAGCTGTTTATAATCATCAGCTAAATCCTTTTCTTCCACATCTTTTAAAAGATAATCATCATTTATGATAGCATCTAAATATCCAGCTAACTTTTGTTTAGTATCTTCATCGTGGTCTTCACAGAAAGTATCTAATATTTCTGTTTTACCGTTAATTCTTTCTTTAAGTAATACAGCAAGAGTAAGAGTTCTTTGAACGTGAGCAAACATTCTATTGAATTTCTTTTCTCTAGCAAACACTTGTGTCTTAAGACTCTTCATAGAGAATAGTTCTTTAGAAAGCTTTTCTTCTCTTTCTTTTAAGTTTACTATTTCTGTTTCTATAGGTCCGATTGTATCTTCTATAACTTTAACATCTTCGTGTTGACCATGAAGCTTAGTTTTAGCCATATTAAATTCAGCTTGCTTAGCTTTTATAATAGCCTTTACGTCGTCTAAACCTTTATTTATATAGTTTACATACGAAGTCATATTATTATAGAATCTCTTCCAATCATCATCATTCATAACTATCTCTTCTTTATTATCTAAAGAGATATTCTTAATAACTCCGATTGCTCTAAGCATATTTAATTTAATTGGGGGATAATTCAAGTTATCAAGAGTATAATCTTTACTTAATTCTACTAAGATATCTTGTAAATTAATCATCTCAACGTCTTTTTCTTCTTCTCCTACTACAACAGCATCTGCTATTTCTTCTGTTTTACCTAATCCTCTAGGCATTTCAACTGTAACATCTTCTTCTTTACTTGAGTCAATTATATCTGCTTCTGTATATAGTACTTCGTCTTTAGGCGTTTCCATCTTGGTCTCCTTTCTTAGCAGCTTCTTCCGCTTGTTTCTTTTCCATTATTTCTGCTAATTTAGATTGTAATATATCTTGTAGTATAACAGATAAGTTTTGAGCTACATTCATAAACACTTGGTCTTGAGCTTTTAAGTTCATACTAGAAACTATAGCAAATGGACAAGCTAATACGAATGTTGATAATATTCTACCAGCAGTATAATCTCCATATGGAATATCTAATTTTTCCATTATATCTCCAAGCATATCCATCAAGTATCTAGTAGTATCTTGAATGATTCCATCTTTATCATATAAGTCATTAGAAGCCATATACATAATATGAGCAGTAGCTTCTGGTAAGTTTACAGCACATACGATATTAGCTTTATTTCCTACACTATCAAGAGCCATTTGTCCTACGGAGTTTTTATCTCCTAGCATAGCAACCTTTTCCCATATAGCAGCATATAGATTTCTTCTATCATCATTAGTAAGTCCCTCTAAAGCATTTAATGTAGCTTGTACATTTTTAATAAATGGGTCTTTTCCTACATGTTCAAATGGCATTTCTGTTAACCATTCTAAGTTAGCTGTCACTGGTAATAAATCTCTTATTTCTTGTTTGAATTCTTCTAACCATTCTGGATAAATAACTATTTGAGCTAATGGATTAGCCTTTAATGCCATTAATATACGGAAAGCTTCATTCATAATCCATTCTCCGTATGCTTCAGTATAAGCTTCAGTTACATCATTAGCAGTTTTTCCAGGCGGAATTAAATCATGTTCCATTAAGAATCTTTCTCTAT